CATCGCCTGAACTGCAAGCGGCGCAACAACAGATCCAAGCAATGGGCCAGCAGATGGAACAAATGGCCGGAATGTTGGAAAATGTGAAGAATTCCGAAATTTTTCGCACGAATGAGATCAAAGAGTTTGAAGCAATGATCAAAGCGTATGCGGCTGAAACCCAACGTATATCTGCTGTTCAAGCTGGCATGACATTTGAGCAAATTCAAGACATCGTTATGGGCACAGTTAGCGGCATGATTACCAGTGGTGATCTTGTAGGCGAGATGCCCGGACGTGAAATGCCAATGGAAAATATGGGTGAGATGCAACCACCAATGGGTGGTGAAATGCCACCACCTGAAATGATGCCACCACAAGGAATGCCACAATGAAAGCCGCTGAATTTATAGGTTTGCTGTTTTTGGCAAGAGATGTCACACACAGTGTGCATCTGAACACGCGCAGCTATTCCAAGCATGTTGCGTTGAACATTTTTTATGACCGAATCATCGGCGCAGCAGATGATTTTGCTGAAGCCTATCAGGGTAGACATGGTCTAATTGGCCCAATTTCGCTGCATTCGGCTAAGAAAACAACCAATGTCATTGAGTTTTTAGAAGACTCGTTGAAAGAAATTGAAGACGCGCGGTATAAAGTGTGCGACAAAGACGACAGCACATTGCAGCAGTTGATTGACAACATCATTGAGGTCTATCTGCGAACGCTCTACAAGTTGAGATTCTTGGCGTAATTTAAGCGCTATGGTATATTTAAGGCACAAGGAGCCATCATGGAACTTTTAAGACCTCTAGCAGACACGGTGTTCCCCGCAGCGACTGTATCGTATTCGGGCACGGCTGGATCGACTTCTACTTGGGCCGCAGGCCCACAAGGCGTAATAATCTGGTCAACAACCCCCGCCTACGTTGTAGTCGGCGAAGGTGTCACCGCTACTACCGCCAGCACCCCCATTCCAGCTTTTACCCCGATCCCGTTTGCTGTGCCTGAAGGCAATGGTGGACAGTGGAGGGTAAGTGCTATTCAAGTGTCGGCTACTGGATCAATTTACTGCAAGCCGGTAAACATTCGATGAGTTTTGGTGTTGCGCTCAGAAATGCTGTATCAATCGGGCTTGGCGGCATCGCCACGCTCTTTTCAGGCACGATTGATGCTGGCTTGGCAGTAGATAACTTATTGACTGAATCTGACGCAAACCTTGTGCAAGAAAATGGCGACTATATTCTTTTGGAGTGATTAAATGGCTGACTTAAAAATTTCCCAGTTGCCAGCGGCAACAACCCCGCTGGCAGGCACAGAAGTTCTGCCCATTGTCCAATCTGGCACAACCAAACAGGCAACTATTACTAACGTATTGGCAAGCGCCGCATCTCTCGGTGCTAACACATTTACCGCAGCACAAAACTGGGCTACCGGCACAGCCATTGCTTCCGCATCAACAATTAATCTTGACACTGCCACTGGCAATCGCGTACACATCACAGGTACAACGGCGATTACCGCTGTTACCTTGACACGCGGCCCACGCACTTTAATTTTTGATGGCATTCTGACGCTGACGCACAATGCCACAACAAATAACTTACCTGGCGCTGCCAACATTACTACAGCAGCGGGCGACAGGGCTATTTATGAAAGCGATGGAACTACGGTCTATTGCGTGAGTTATATCAAGGCAAATGGACAATCGGTAGTAAGTAGCAGCACTGGTCGTTTGTTGCGGATTACTAGGTACACAACGCCTGGAAGCGGAACTTGGACTAAACCAAGCGATACAGTTTCTGTGCGTATCCTTACTGTTGCCGGTGGCGGTAGCGGTTTTGGCGCGGGTAATGGCACGACAGGTGGCGGTGGCGGTGGCGGTGGTGGCGCAGCTGACCTTTACATTGCAACGGCAGCTTCGTCATACGCTTATGTAGTTGGTGCTGGCGGCGCGGCCACTGGAGGACAGAGTGTAGGCGGGGCTGGTGGAGAAACAACTATTGCGGGTATTGCTGGCGGCGGTGGCGCGGCTGGACTTTCTATCGCTACGAATGGTGGTGGAAACGGCGGTGTAACAACTGGCGGGGATATTAATGTTCGAGGCGGTACTGGTGAAGCAAGCGTAAATATTTCAAGTAGTTTAGGCGGTAGCGGCGGCGGCGCTGGCGGCGCTGCGGGTGCTGGCGGTGGCGGCGATGGCAACGGCGGTGACGGAGCCAATGGCGGTAGCTTTGGACAAGGCGGTGGTGGCGGTACTACAAACGGTGGCGGCGGCGGTAATGGCGGCGGCGGCTACATTGAAATTCAGGAGTATTCATAATGATTAAAGCAGCAAGAATTGAAAACGGGGTTGTTTGCGACCTTTGGATGGTTCCTTCGCTAGATGCGTTTGAAGGCATTAATCTAATAAATGCGCCTGATGGCGTAGCTGTTGGTCATTTATATGATGGATCAACATTTACAGCGCCTGAACCAACGGCAGCAGATACTGAAAAAGAAGCATCAAATGTTAGATATGTGCGCGACATAAAATTGCGCGAGAGTGATTGGACTCAAATGTCCGATATACCAACAGAGACAAAAACTCTTTGGGCTTCATATCGTCAAGCACTGCGTGATGTGCCCGCACAAGCTGGTTTTCCTTGGACAATCACTTGGCCTGATGCTCCTTAATCATGACCACTACGCTTAGTCCATCACCTAAAATGCAGTTTTTTACTGCTGCGGGTGTACCTCTTGTTGGCGGCAAACTGTTTACATACGCCAGCGGAACTACGGTTCCTTTGGCTACTTATACGGATAGCACCGGAGTTACTGCAAACGCAAACCCTGTTATTTTGGACTCGCGCGGTGAAGCCAATGTTTGGTTTGGCCCGTCGCGTTACACGTTGTTGCTTAAAGATTCATTGGATAACTTGATTTGGACTGCAGCAGGTGTTAACAGTAGCCCAAGTGCTCAAAGTCCTACAATAATTGCTGCTGCTGGACAGACAGTATTTACTGTTCAAGAATATGGCCTTGGTGGCTATCTGATGGTAATTGTAGATGGGGTCGTCAAAGAGTTTAATTACGACTATACTGAAACCAACACAACGACAATCACTTTTGGCACCGGCCTTACCGCCGGTCAACGATTAGTGACTCGAATGCTTTAAACCTTACCGGTGAGGTTCACCGGGGAATCCAAGGATTCAAGAAATGACTGAAGAAGTCCAAAACCTAGCGGAAGTAGACTCTGCGCCAGCGAAGGATGTGACGGCCACACCTGAAGTTGTAGCAAATTTGCCGGAAGTAGCTGATAACCAGCCTGCCAAGACATTCTCGCAAGAGGAACTTGACGCTGCTATTGGCAAGCGCCTCGCAAGAGAACAGCGCAAATGGGAACGTGAACAAGCCGCGCGGCAAACCGCGCCAGTTGTTCCCAAGGAAATGCCGTCGATTGACAATTTTGAAAGCACTGACGCCTATGCGGAAGCACTGGCTCTCAGAAAAGCTGAAGAATTGATTGCTCAACGGGATCGCCAAAAGGAACAAGCTGAAATTGTAGAAGCTTATAGCGAACGTGAAGAAAAGGCTCGGGACAAATACGACGACTTTGAAGACGTTGTGTACAACCCTAAGTTGCGAATCACTGACGTAATGGCTGAAACAATTCAGTATTCTGATCTTGGGCCTGATCTAGCTTATTGGCTAGGTTCAAATCCCAAAGAGGCTGAACGCATTGCTCGTTTGCCCCCTATTTTGCAGGCAAGAGAAATCGGAAAGATTGAAGTCAGATTGTCTGACAATCCTCCGGTGAAAAAATCAACTTCTGCGCCGACGCCTATTAGTCCGGTAACTGCGCGGTCTTCGGGAAGCCCGAGCCATGACACGACTGACCCCAGGTCAATCAAAACCATGAGCACTTCGGAGTGGATTGAAGCCGAGCGCAATCGCCAGATTCGTAAGCACGAAGCACAACGCAACCGCTAATTTTTTAAAGGACTTCAAATGTCAAACAGTATTTTAACGATCGACATGATCACCCGCAAGGCTCTGGAAATTCTGGAGAACAACCTTGTAATCACCCGCAACGTGAACCGCCAGTACGACGACAGCTTTGCTGTTGAAGGTGCAAAGATCGGTTCTACACTGCGTATCCGTTTACCCGACCGCGCTTTGGTGACCGACGGTGCCGCCCTGCAAGTTCAGGACGACAACGAACAGTTCACCACTTTGACTGTTGCTTCACAAAAGCACATTGGTGTCAACTTCACATCCGCTGAATTGACAATGCAGTTGGACGACTTTGCAGAACGTGTGCTTAAGCCTCGTATCAGCCAGTTGGCATCTTCTATCGATGCTGACGTTGCCAATGCGTACAAAACCATTGGTAACACTGTTGGTACTCCTGGTACCACTCCCGCCACTTCTTTGGTCTTGTTGCAAGCCCAACAGAAGCTGAACGAGAACGCCGCTGTGATGTCTCCACGTTACGCCACTGTGAACCCTGCTGCTAACGCTGGCTTGGTTGAAGGCATGAAAGGTCTGTTCAACCCAACAGACACTATCAGCAAGCAATTCAAGAACGGCATGATGGGTATGGGCGTGTTGGGCTTTGACGAAGTCAACATGTCTCAGTCAATCAAGCAGCACACTACTGGCTCACGTAGCGCCAGCGCTTCTACATTGGTCAAGACCCCTGGCGTTACTTCCGAAGGCTCATCAACCATTCTGTTGGAGCAAGGTTCTGTAACAACAACAATCACTGCTGGTGACGTGTTCACTATCTCTGGTTGCAATGCTGTTAACCCACAGACCCGTGAGTCAACTGGTTCTTTGTTCCAATTTGTGGCTTTGGCTGATGCTACTGCCGTGGCTGGTACTTGGACTGTGACCGTTGCTCCTATGTACTCCGCTACACACGCTTTGGCTACTATGAGCGCATTGCCTGCAACTGGTGGTGTTGTGACCTTCGTGGGCGCTGCTTCTTCCCAGTACGCGCAAAACTTGGTTTACCACAAAGATGCCATCACCTTTGCTACAGCCGACTTGCTGTTGCCACAAGGCGTTGACATGGCTGCTCGTGCCGTTCACAACGGTATCAGCTTGCGTGTGGTTCGTCAGTACGACATCAACAACGACCGTATGCCTTGCCGTATTGACGTGCTGTATGGTTTCAGTACCATCCGTCCACAAATGGCTTGCCGCATCTGGGGCTAATCAAATGGGGCTTCGGCCCCGTTTTTCGTAACATTTTTAAAGGAAATTATCATGGCATTACCTAATGGCGCAGGCGGTTATCAAGTTGGTGCAGGCAACCGTCAAGAAACTATCATGGGTGCAAT